TGCAGCTGTAACAGCACCGTTAAGAGTTTTATCAGCTGGTGATGAATTTTTAAAAGTAACATCATTTAAAGCAAAAGCTCATTCCCAAGTTACAACTTTAATACAAAGAGAACACCCTGAAGTTATGGGTGACCGCAAGGCGTATCACGAGTTACATAAAAAATACATGAAAAATTATTTAACAGATGATGGCCACGCTATTTCCGCTGAAAATGTTGCTCATGCACATAAATTAACAGTGGCTGAAAAAGCAGAAGTGGGTGACCCTCTTCATTATGCAAGAGAAGTATCTTATACAAATCCAGCAACTTCTACTGACCCCGTGCCTAAAGGGACAAAATTACACAAAGATGACAGGACTTTAACTGGTGGAGATTTAGGAGCTGGCGACAGAAGCGGTATAACTGGTGCTATCTTATCAATGGCTAACCGCCACAAATGGATGAGATTATTAGGCCTTCATTTTATAAACACACCGGGAAATTTAATAAGATGGCAAATGCAACACTCACCGCTAGGGCTGTCAAAACATACTAGACATTTTCAATTAGATTTTATGTTAAGAAAAAATAAAGATGGTTCTTATATAAATCCCGAAGCAGCAGCTGAAGCAAATGCTAGAATAACAGCTGGGTCACTTCTTTGGGGAGCCGCTATTATGGCCGCAATGTACGGTAAAGTAACAGGCGGTGGTTCAAGAGATTACAAAATAAATAAACAAAGACAAGCAACAACAGGGTGGCAGCAATATTCACATAATAATGGTAACGGTAAATTTACAAGTTTAAATAGAGCAGACCCGTTTGCTTTTCCGTTTTTAATTGCAGCTGATATTGTAGAAATAATAGATGATTATAACGGTGTTGATGAAATGCCTTTTGAAGTGAAACAAGCAGTACAAGAAGCATCTTCTGGTGTACTGACAAGTATTATGCGTAATTTAACATCTAAATTTTATACTGTAGGTATCTATGAAATGGTAGATGTTTTATTAGGTACAGGGCAACAACAATGGTCAAACCCTGAAAGAAAATTAGAAACAGTTACAGCTAGGTTTGGTCAAAAGTTTATACCATTAAATGGTCTTTTAAAATATTCAGCTAAAATACAAGACCCTTATGAACGCGATATGATAACTTTACAAAACAAACTATGGGACCAAAGCAATGCTTTTGAAGGGCGTAATTCTATAATGCCTTTGCGTAATATATTTGGAAATAAAGTAGATAGAAGACGTGGGTGGATGTTTGGTTTTGACATTCCTTCGTCACCGTTTGCTTCTAGTGAATCTAAACATCCAGAAGTTTTAAAATTCTTTGAAGAGTCAGGTAGAGATTATAACCTTAAAAATCCTAGTCATATTGATAAATTAACCGCTGTTACCGCAAACGATAAAGGCGTTGATTTAAAACTTCTTAAAAACGATAAAGGACAAACAGCGTATGACCGTTGGATGGAAATAAAATCTGAATTAAGAATACACCACTCAGGTATAGGTGGGAAAGCAAGTTTAGAAGAAATATTTGTATATGAAATAACTAATCCTAATAGCAAAATGAATAAACAAATACAAATTACAGGTGGTAAAGTAGAGATATTGGGAACAGATTATAAACAAAATTATTTAGCAAAATGGGTTAAAGGATTTAATGATTTAGCTTATGTAAAAATGTGGAAAGAATTTCCAGAATTAGAACAAGTTACATTAACTAAACAAAAATACGTTATTAAAATGTTTGATAATGCCCCACAATCTACTATTAAAGATATTCAAAAAGACGCTGTAGAATTAATTAAAATATTAAATAAGAAACGGTATTGATAAAGTACCCGTCTTAGAAGTATTAAACACGGAGAACACATGGCCAACAGTTTTGTCAGATACACAGGTAACGGCTCTACAACAGCATACGCCGTACCATTTAGCTATAGAAACCAGTCAGACGTCTCTGTAACTATAAGTGGAGTAGCAAATACTAATTTCACATGGAATGGTGCTGGTACTCAAATTACATTTGACAGCCCGCCAGCAGACCAATCTAATATTGAGATACGTAGAACTACTAGCCAATCTAGTAGATTAGTAGATTATGCGTCGGGTTCTGTACTTACAGAAACTGATTTAGACACAGATTCAACCCAAAGTTTCTTCATGGGACAAGAAGCTATTGACGACGCAAATGACGTTATTAAAACAAATCAAACCACTTTCCAGTGGCAAGCATCATCTAAAAGAATAGAAAATGTAACTGACCCTACAGGGGCTCAGGATGCGGCAACAAAGAATTATGTAGACACAGCAGCTACTTCACAAGTTTCACAAGCTACAACACAAGCAACTAATGCGGCATCTTCCGCTACAGCAGCGGCATCGTCCGCTTCTAGTGCTTCGTCATCAGCTACTACCGCTACAACTAAAGCGTCTGAAGCTTCGACGTCCGCAACAACAGCGACTACAAAAGCTTCTGAAGCTTCAACATCGGCTTCAAATGCGGCGTCAAGTGCGACTACCGCAACTACCCAAGCGTCCACAGCGACGACTCAGGCGACTACAGCAACAACAAAGGCCAGTGAAGCGGCAACATCCGCAACGGCCGCAGCAAGTAGTCAATCCGCAGCGGCAGCCAGTGCAGCAGCGGCGGCAGCTAGTGCAGATAATTTTGATGACACTTATTTAGGTGCTAAAGCATCTGACCCGTCTGTAGATAATGACGGTGACGCGTTAAGTGAAGGAGATTTATATTTTAATACCACTACGGACCAAATTAAATTTTGGACTGGTTCATCTTGGACTGGTATAGGTGTTAATACAGATGAAACATTTAAAGTATCAGCTAATGATACTACCGCTGGTTATTTAGCTTCTAAATTAACCGCTACAGGAAGCACAGGTATTACACTTACTGAGACTTCTGATGGTGGAAACGAAACATTTAATATTACAGCAGCTAGTGTACCAAACTCATCTTTAGCAAACTCAGCTATTACCATTAATGGTGGTGCAGTAAGCTTAGGCGGAAGCGTATCTGTAGGTGAAACTAAACCTACTATATCTTCTATAAGCCCAGACACCATTACTAACGCACAAACAGCAATTACAATAACAGGTACTAATTTTGTAACTTGTCCACAAGTAGAAGCGTTAAACCCTTCTACAGGTATTTGGTATACAGCAGATAGTGTATCTTTTAGTAGTGCGACAAGTATTGTAGCTACATTTACTTTAGCTGTAGATGCTACTTATAAATTAAGAGTAGAAAATCCAGATGGTTTATCAGTATTATCATCAACAAACTTTAATATGCTGTCTACTGAAAGTTCCAATAAATCTACATCGTAGTGTACTCCGTTATACTGACATTGATACAATTCTGAGTAAACTTTATACATTGGAAAGGACGGCTCTGATGTGATAACTTTGCCACAAGTTGTGAAGGTTTCAAAGATTGACTTGATACCGACATCAGAACCATCACTTAAAAATAAGTTTTCTGTTTCT